CATTTATTTGATAGGTTCCGACAACCGAAGAGCCGCCATTGCCGGTGTCAGAAGAATTTGCAGTTACGGTGACACCAGAAGTATCTTTTGCTGTAATTTCGTAAGCGTTTGCAGAGGTTACCAAGCTAATTTGATATTCTTGATTCATTACTGCCGCAGTAATGTTGCCGCCGAGCGTGGCGGCCCCACTAAAAGTTACAAAATCATTATTGACTGCGCCATGCCCAGTGTCGGTCACAGTAATTGTAGAAGAGCCGTTTGAGGCGGAAAAAGTAACATCTCCTGCGCTCGTTGTAGAGCGAATCGGCGTCACATCATTGTAGGCATTACCTTCTTCGATGTAATACTTAAACGTCGTGCCGAGTCCCAGATACCGAGTGCCGCCCAACTCAATCCAGCTATGCAAAGCGCGGCAAATGCCAAGAAAAGCATTAGCGCCCAGCTTAGTCCAGCCACCAATTTTTTCGACTCTGCCTTTGCGGAACCTAACAAGGTTGCCATCAACCCAGCCTCCCTTTGCCGAGTAATCTGTGGCCTCTTTGTCAATCCCCGGATTAAAATTAAGCGTTTGCAGTGGCATTTGGCATTACGCCAGCCTAATGATCGCACCCGTCGCGGTGGGTGACGGAAATACAACAGTAAAATTTCCTGCGGTAGAGGTTTTGTCGCCCCCGAAATTCAAAGCGCAAACGGCTTTGTTTGAAGCTGAAGAATTGTATATCAAGGCTCCTCTAGCCGTAACGGTTGCAGTGCCAAAAGTCAGGTCTGCAAAATCGCAAACTGCTGTTGTTCCAGAGGCGGCTGGAGTTACACTCGTCAATGTGCCCCCGCCCGAGGAGTAATTGGTTCCAGAGGACTGCCCCGTGGTGGTAAAGGCTGTGGTGCTCGCGCCCAAAGTAGCTGAGCTTGTGTATAAAGCCAGCTTAAAAGTATTGCCAGAACTAGCTGTGAAATTATGAGTGCCAACAAGACACTCTTGCTTAAAGCTCGTGCAAATTGCCGAAGTGATGGCCATATCAAAGCTCCTTTAAAATATTCGCAAACTGTGTGTGGCCCTGACCTCGCAATGTCTGAGCAATTGTAGTTCTATCTGAAAAAATAGCATTTTTCATTCCGCGAAGAATAACACTATACACCTCATTCCGAAAAGCCTCGGCTTGTTGTCTAATGTGGGGTGGAGCGTCCTCAGATATCTGCAAAATTTTGTTGGTTGCGACCTCTGCCCAAAACTCTGGCTCATGGCCCCCATTGTCGGACGTAGCAACCATGACCTGCCCGAGAGAAGCGCCTATATTTGCGCCCATCATCCTTTGTATGGCTCCGGTGCGCTAGGCATTTCGATTCGCTGGAAATCGTACTTTTCTTGCGCTTCAGCAAATCGAGATTGGTGACAGACAATCCACTGTCCAGACTGGTCGGTCAATGCCATCAACGGGTCTTCAAGACGATGATATCCATAAAGGCGCTCATGGGGGTCAACATTGCTGTCTAACAGAGCGGATCGAGGGCTCGCGCCAATGCTCACGCCGTCGCTTATGCAACGGGATATCCAAAACTCCACGCACCCACGGCCTGCTTCGGCAAAATGTAGGTTGTGCTTATAACTAAAATCCATGCCGAAAAGATCCATATGGCCAACTTTGTTATACAGTCCAAATGCAATCGCATACGCTACAGTGTTGTTCAAATATGCACATTTTTGATCTTCAATGACGTCAACGATAGGATACTCAACAAGCGCAGGCACCCTGTCATCAAGCTCACATGAGTAAATTGGCTTGTCAAACGTGGGCAATAACTTACGCATCACGTCGGTTTGATTGCCCGCATCATCAGTATCTAAATACCGTGATGCTGGGTCCATCATAAAAACGCGATCACACTCAAAAACAGACAAAGATGAGTTGATACACCATACCTCGTCCCATTCTTTGCTATTTTCTACTGATATAACGTAATCGATTTGAGAGGCACCTAGCCCCAAGAGGGCAATTTTTTTTCCCTCTAGCTCCCTGATTTTAGACATTTTTAAGTCACACCTATTCTCAATAAATCATAACGATACTCATCACGAGTCGCACGCCCTTCACTGACGTTTTTCATTCTCGCGATCCCTTCCTTAAACCGAGCCTCAAAGGTCTGCACAACATCCATGGGCTCTTTTAAGAATACTGCGGCCTCAACTAAGGCTCCATATAACAAAGGATCTGGGTGTTCGGTAGACAACAAAGTAGTACCTGAGTCACTTTCTGCCGTTAAACTTCCCGGTTTGTATAAATAGTGCAATTCAACTGAATAATTAGAATTAGGCACAGGCGAAAGCTCGAAAGCCGTGTCGTCAAACAAAGAATAATATTTTGGCCTGCCCTCAGTGGTTGAGTTTGGGGAGTATTGTTTTATGAAGCTGGGATGCTTGAACTCTAAATAGTGATAGACGTTACTGTCAATCACCGCCAAAGAAAATGGCGCGTAAAAATCCGAGGGGGTAGCCAAAAAGCGCTTGGAAGCCGTCATGCTTCCGGTCACGTTTTGTCGTTGCTGAGGCAATTCTACGTTTTTGAAAATACGGTCCTCGCTTTCGCGAATGAAGGTATCCAAGTTTGCGTTAAATGTGGTCTCATCTACTTGTAGGTAGTCTTTGATAGTTGATTTCAGACTCGCAAGCGTAAAGCTCATGTTATCGTGACCTCCACAGCGCCAACAGCACTGTTAATCTCAAAAGTATCGAGTTGCGCTCCAAGTATACCGTTGCCCACATTTGTGTACACAATAAAAAAATTGCCATCGTTGCCATCGCTTGATGGATCTATTCGCGCATTTCTTACTGCCTCTGGATCGTAAGTGGAGGGCTTTCTTTGTAGCTGGGGATGCTTGGTAGACCATTGATCAGGACCAACAAGCAGACCATCCCACGTTTTTTTCATGTCCCTCAGCTTGTATCGGAATCCAGTAATGTCGCAAATCCCGTAAGCATTTTTGCCCCCGCTGAACGACACTAGGCAATCCTGTAAATAGTCAAGTCAGGGGCTACACGGAAGCTCGCACGAGACTGATCTTGTGACAGGGCTCGCTCGAACTCCTCTTCATAAAGCTGTTTAAGCAAAGGCACCTTATCAGGGGTGCGTTTCAAAGCTATGTAGTAGGCAAGTCCAGCCGCAAGGCATGGATAAAACCGAAACGGAACTTCCATGGTATTTGTTCCCACGTCAGCGTCATCCATGCGACTCAGTACATTTAAGTAAATGGTGTAAGCGGAGCTTTTGTCTGGCGCAGGCCACACCGTAATCGTCGGAGTTATCTGTTTGTCGACAAAATACTGATTTGGCTTTCCGGTGCTTGTTTTCGTTGCAATGTGCGCGTATTCCGCTCGCGACAGCTTTGTTAAAGGCAAGTCTGAGGTCGTACCTGACACGGTTTCTCTGACAAACACATCAAGCACGTCAATCACCGAAGTGGGATTTGTAGTATCAATTGTGTATACAGTTGTATCCTGCACTGCACTTATTGTTTTTTGATTGATAGTCCACTGATTTAGCCCGCGATTAGCCCACTCCGCAAGCATCAGGTTAAGGGATCGCTGTGCCGTCTTGAGATCGTAGCCAGTGCGAAGCTCAAGCCCGCATCGCTCAAACGCTTCTTCTACATAATCAGCTACATCTAACTCAAAATCTTTACTGCCGCTCGTCGCCATCTTTAGCACCCGCATATAGGTTATTGAAAACCTGATTTACGTCCAAGGTGTAGTCTAAATCAGATTTTGAGTAATGGATATGTTGCGAGGGTCTGAAGTCAGGGGCCCCTTCGCCGGTTTCAAACCATGCGGGGTGCGTTACTCGCACTCGATTGTTTGGCAACGCTACTATGTTGCCTGTCCATGGTCCCGCATCTAGCAACTCAAGAACGTGACTTTGCTTATGCTGAGCGGGATCGTCGGCAATCTCGTTCTCTGCATAATCGACAGTGAAATAATATTTGGCGGGATACATCTCGCCGTCAATCATTGCAAGCCAAGGGCACGGTTTCGCTCTGTCGAGCGCGTAAACAGCATGATGATGAGAGCTACAATCCCATGGCTGAGCCGCCCAGACAGGCATAGGCTCTGGCCACTCCTCAAATGGCGTGTCGCCCACCAGCGCCGTAATGGGCATCCGTGCCCACATCGCGCCCCCATGTATATTAGGGTCATCCGTATCGTCAGCCTCGCAACCAGTAAAAATTAATTGAAAGCTAAGGCATCTCGTAGGCATGGTGGTGACAGCAATAGCCATGGCGTGAAGAAACTCGCCGTGGTATTTTTGATGGTTATGCGTGTACTCCCTGCGTACCCAGCATTTAAAATGCGGGATATTACTTTGCAAATAAGCCATCTATCTCCCGTATAAGCCGCTCTTTTTGCCTGACGGTGGCCGCACTCGCATTTTGCCACCCTTTGATCCGCCTTTGGTCTTCATTGCGCCGCCTTTGGCCATTCCTTTGGGCTTCATAGGGCCGCCGACGGAGCCGCCTTTTGACATCATCTTGCCGCCTTTTTTCATTGGTGTAGCCCTCTCAAATAGTTCAAGTTCTTTGTCAGAGGTTGCTCCTTTTTGCTGGCCCAGAAAGT